GGTGGCTTCTTCGACCTTGTTGGATACGGCCACAACTTTGGCATTTATAGGCTTAGGCGCTTCGATGCCATTTTCATCCTTGTATGCTTTATCCATATCTTCGTCCTTGTCACTCTCTTGTGGCTTTAGACCTGGATTTGGATGATAGCCATACTCACCTTCTTTAGGAAATCCTTCTTTTGGATACCAAGAGGTGTCTTCTTTAACGTGACGACCCATGCCGCTCGAATAGGTATTCAGTTCATAAGGATGTGTGCCACCCTTATTGAATACCTGAACGTGGATCATGTGCTTTTTACCGCTAGTATGTGTAGCTGGTATATTTACAGAAGTGGTGTTGCCTTCGCTAGGCTTCTTTGAGCCTACACCGACGTGATGGAATCTGTCATCATCACTTACATGGAGACCAGACTTTTCGTGGTGCGAAAGTGCATGATTGATTGCATCGGTGTATGACTTATGATACAATGTATAATCTGAACCACGAGCCTCTTTCAGTCTCGCCTTTGCCTTGTCAAAGATGCCTTTTGCCATCTCTTTCACAGGCACACAATTAGGGACTTCTTTGCCGCCCTTCTTCTTTGTGCCAACCATTTCATAGCCTTTCCAGCAAGGATCATTCTTCATGTAGGGGTCTCCAAGTTTAAACTCTATACCCCTATTTATAATATTTACTTCTTAGATTTTGCTGCGGCTTCGTCTACTGCCCGTTTATTATCGTTGACCCATTGTTGCAAACCGATAAGTTGTTGATTGTTTTGCAAGCACTTTGAGTAGTTGGTGACGATGGTGAGGAGGGCTTGATTGTCTGCAACTCCTGAGGGGGTCGCATCAGAAGCTCTGGTGGCGTCGGCATCACTGGAACTGGCACTAGAGTCGTGCGTGAACACCCAGCCGTTAGACATAATGTGCTGGCTAGGAACGCTAGTTTGAGCGATGTTGCGATAGACATATTCTTTTTCCTTGATAGTATTGACACGGTCCACATATTGAGTAACCACTTTATTTGAAATCTCTGTGTTCTTCTTTTCTAGATCAGCAACAACTTTGGCCTGTGTAGCAGCAAATCGTTGAAGTTCTGCTTCGGCATATGCTGATCCCTTCATGTAACCAAAGACAAATACACCAAGCAATAAGGCTGCACCAGCCAATAACTTATATGGTAGAGGGATCATGCCAAACATATTTAATTCCTTACTCTTCTTCGTCCGACTTCTTGGTAGGTTTCTTTGGAGCAAAACGCTCTACACCAGTAATACCAAGAGTACCGATAACAATATACATTACTCCATTGAAGATAAACTCTTCTATGGTATAGTCCCAAAATAGATTTGCGATGTAGCCGATGGCAATAAGAAGTGTTGCAACAACTGCAACCCAACGCTTAGTTGAGGGAACACCACCATCGCTCATCATATCTTTTATATATGTTAGTAGTCCGCCCATTTCTTATCTCCTTAGCCTACGCTATTCGCAATTAGGAAACCTTCAATTTGAATACCAACTCTACTAGTTCCCTGGCTTGATTGACATTGCCATTGAATATCTGTCTTCTCTGGATATGGTCTAGCAACAATTTTTCTAGAATTGTATTGATCTACAAAAGGAAATCTTAGAATAGTATTTACAACACCGGTTGGCGTCTTGGTGTATGATCTATACAATGCAGTCTGGCTGCCCGTTTGGTTTGTATAAACATTTGCCTGCGTTAGATAGAATGTATATCCAGCAGGAACCGTGTAGATGCTCATCTGACTACGACCACTATCTGGTTCAATAGTGCAGAGTTGAATTGTTTTACCAGAATTACCGATAGAAATATTACCAACGTTCATAGGAGTTCTAGTGAGACTCATACTATTAACACGGAGAAATTGTTGAGTTGTTAGAACACCAGTTGTGCCATTAGTAAGAACCACAGTTTCAGTAATAGGTGCATAGTTACCATCAAGTCCACTAATCAACACACTAACATTTGTGTCTGATCCAGAACTACTCCAAACTCTGAGATTTTCTGCGGATGTTAGATAAGTATATGCTGTTGCATATTCCCAAATTGGTATCCAACTATCTGGAACAGAAGGCTGATAGCCAGAGATACTTAGACCCGATACACCAGAAATCTTACCTCTTGCAACCTGAACTTCCCATGGAATAAGAGTAGCACCATTGCCATATACCCATTCAACTGGAATAGGATTTCCTGCATCGTTGCTAATCTCTGCGAAGATAGGATTTGCTTCACTATTTAATTGACCGTCGGGTGATAGCGCAACATAAACAGGATCATCTGATCCATTATTAACGTGAACATCCGATGATACATTAACGTCACCAGTAATTGTAATGTTCTCTGAACCCAGAGTTACTGGTAGAGGATGAGTAGATGTTACCGCGGTACCATCATTATTAAGTAATGAAACTGTTTCAGTATAGTCATTATTGACTTTAATCTGTGACATGTTTTATCCTTGAACTACTGCCGAAGAGGAAGAACGCTTTTGATCCATATGCGCCTTCAGTCTTTGGAAGATATTGTTTTGGCGTTGATCAGTATCAACAATAGTGTTCTGAACATAACCAGTCATATCGTTATCGGCACTACCTGATACGGCACCGATACCTCTAATTGCACCCGTAGTTGTCACCATAGATTCTTTGATCCATTGGGTGAAAGATTTTTCTTCGTGAAGCCCCATGCCATGGCGAACATCTTTATAGAGTTCATGCTTATGCTTAGTTGACATGGCACTTGGAGCCATCTTATGGAATTCTTTTTCGTTACCAGCTGCGGCATGTTGACGCATCTTTGTACCAGAAGCACCAGCTACACCAGTGTCGGCATCCGAACGCTCTTTACCTACTTTATGAATTGTGATCTTCTTAAAGTTGTAATGTCCATGACGGCCCTCTACACCATTATACTTATGGGTAAGCGCATGGAATTCATGTGCGCGGTCAGAGCCAACATGCAAGTGAAGATGAGTTACGCCCTGCTTATGTAAGCGAGATAGTTGATGTAGTAGAGTAGGATGTTCTTTGTCTAGCAGACGAACATTAGCACCAGGGAATGCTCTCTTGGCATGTTTCAGCTTTTGCTGAGGTGTCAGGGGATTCTTCTTAGCATCATGGGTACCAGTTAGAACAATTGTATGACCATGTGTACCAGCAGCTTTACGAACTTGGTTTACAACCGCTTCGTGCCCGATTGTAATAGGGTTCATTCTACCTTGTGTGATATGATGATGAACTTCGGTCATTACTTACCCTTACTTGCTTTTAAAATTGCACTACGTTCGCGATTAGCTTTAGAGAAACCTTCACGGTCAACAACCTTCAGACCGTTTGCAACATAACCTTCGCCACCGGCAGCTTTACCACCAATACGAGTATGGAAACCGCCGCCGCCAGCAGCATCTAGACCACGAGCAAGATGATTGGTTGCTTGTTGTAGATGATGGTGAATCTCTAATGACTTGGCAAAGCGTTCTTTGTTCTTATTGACATGAGAAAGTTGCGCATTCATCTCGGCAGTCTTACGTTCTTTAGCAGCGGCAGTTTTAACTGCATCAATTTTCTTTTGATGAACAGCCGCCAAATGAGTTTTATATCCAGCAACAGAAGGAGTAGAACCGTTATCTACAGTCTTATTGATATATGAACGAAGGGTGATTTCATGTCCAGCAAGATGATGGTATTGATGGCCCTTCATTAGATGCTCGGCAGCATTTAGATGATGCTCGGCAGAGGCTTTAACTTCCGGTGACAACTTACGCTCATTTGGCGCCACAAGATGGTGCACCATGTGAACGTCTGGATGGCTTTGGAAATGTGAAGTGTTGGTGATAGGATGTGGAGTCTTATGTTCACCCTTTAGCTCGGTGTGAACAGTCATACTTACCTTCGACTTATGAAGTTTCTGGCCTTCTTCGCCATGTAATGGTGTATGATACTCAATGGTATTAGGTGTGTGGCTGATATGTCCATCTTTAACTTCACGACTATGAGGTTCACTCATATAGCCACCCTGATATTCACCAGGATGTTTAGGTAAAACTTTACCCAGATGTTTGTGAAGTGCTTTTAATGGACCAACAAGATATGGCTTGTGTCCATGTTGCTTTTCGATATCAGAAGCCGAGAAATTATAATGGGCGCCTGGGCCCTTATACTTTACACCAACTTTACCTTCTGGTGTGCGAATGGCATGAAACGACATTCTATCATCGATCTTACGAGTGATAGGTGTTTTCCCATGCGCAACACCACGCAGAGTTTCCAATGCGTGGTGTGCGGCAGCCTTATTGTCGAATGATCTATCCGACGGATGTTCAATGTGTTGAATGCCAGCGACTGGCTTTTTTTCTTCTGAAAGAAATTGACTAAAAGATAACATAGGGATCCATCTCTGTAGATAGTTTACCCTATATTTATAACATTATGAGAGTATAGCCTTCATTTCTTCTTCTACATCAACCAGGGTAAGATCGATGGGAGGAAAGTCAATTGCACCATTCAAGTTAATCTGAAACATTTCAGAATTAGTTGGAGCATCTGCAAAATAGATTTCAAATCCAGCCACAGTTTCACGAACTAGAGAGTCCCCACCCTCAAACATATGCGAAACCTTATCTAGTTCTTCGTTGATCATTTCAAAAGTCGGATCACCAGTAAAATACTTGACGATATATTCTTTTGCACCAACAGTCTTCCATAGCGGAAGATCCTGACTACCAACATTTGCCCAAACAAATGATGATACTACAAGTTTCAAGTTCAATTCTTCCATACTATTTCCTTAAAAACTGGCGCTCCCGGTAGGACTCGAACCTACAACCAAACGCTTAGAAGGCGCTTATTCTATCCATTGAACTACGGGAGCAATATGTTATGTATACTACATTTATAATCAATAGTCAAGTTAAAACTCAAACTTAGAAAAATCTCTTCGTTGGCCAATCGTGGTATTTTCAAACACAGGAACATCATTTTGTCCTGAGTCCGTGATACCATCTTGCGCCGAGTCTTCTAGATCGTAGAGTTTCATCTTACCGCGATCAATACCTACCATGAAACGCTTGTTCATTGCTGGATCGTTGTATCGGTTCTTCAACTGCTTGACCATCAACTGACCCATCTTCTCTAGTTCTTCTGTGGAAATGAGAGCGAACATTAAGTCGGCTGTTGCTGGTAGACCAAATGATTCTGAGGTGTCAGTCAGTTCAACGTCCGAGTTGGCATAACCACTACGGGTTGTCTGTGTAGCCGAGACGATAGGTAGATCAAACTCAACTGCCAGACCACGAAGTTCTTCTGCGATACCCTTAATAACAGTGTAAGAGTTGGCGCCAGAAGAGGCTTTATATCGACTAGAGGCACAGATATTAAGATAGTCGATAAAGATAACATCTGGCCTGAAGTTTCGCTTCAACTGGAGTTCGTTCAACAGAGCCTTGAAGTGACCCACGTGGGCTGAGGCAGTTGGATATTCTTTGACAATCAAACGACCCTCAGTCTTGGACCTGATCTTTGCAATACGCTGATCAAACATGGACTTGGAAAGGTCTTTGAGTTCTTGAATATTCACGTTCATCAAGTTGGCATCGATACGTTCTGCGATACGTTCTTCTGCCATTTCCATGGTAATATACAGGACGTTCTTGTTCTGACCCAAAGCACCCGCTGCCATGTGACACATGAACAGAGACTTACCAACACCAGTACCAGCAAGTGCGATATTCAGTGTCTTGTTCGGCAGACCACCATTGGTAATCTTGTTGAACATTTCAAGATCGAATGGCAACTTCGTTTCGGCGCGGTGATAGAAGTCAAAGCGATTGTCGGCGTTATCGATGTAGTCATGACCTACATTGTTGTCAAAGCCAACGGACAAGGCATCTTGAAGAATGGATGGAATACCATCTTGTGAATGAACCTTATCTTCACCATCGATAATCTGAATAGACTTCATGATGGCATTATAGACGGCACGATCCTTACAAAACTTTTCAGTTTCATCAAGTAGCCACTTCTCATTTGTATCTACATCATCATCAAGTGCAGTCAGAGTTTCCGTGACATGTTGAAACTCTTTCTCGTTTACCTTACGATCATTTTGCAATGCAATGTTGATGGCATCAATCGTGGGTAGAGAATTGTATTTGGCCACAAAGTCATTGATGCAGCGATAGATTAACTTTTCTGCATTGTCTGTAAAATATTCATCTTTAATGAATGGGATTACCTTACGCAGGTAATCCTCATCCGAAATCAACTTACTTAGAATAATCGTTTCAATTTTCTTCGACAACTGCGGCATCCTCTAGTTCATAATATGCTTCATATTCGTAAGCGATTTTCATACAACAATCTTCACATACCCATTGCTCGAAAACAATGCCATGTTCTTCACCATGTAGGCAGATTGCGGCATCTTTCTTAGGATTGATGCCGCAACCACAATGCTCACAGGTTTTCGTATTCCTCTGAAATATCTTCGTCAGAAATGTCCACATTGTCACCCTCCATCATTTGTCCACCTGCCATACGATACCGCTTTTCGATCCACTCACCAAAGGTAGGATCAGTCAGCACAGGCAGCCAGAATTCCTTGTTGTATGTATCAGCAAGACGATACTTCTTCTCTTCCGTTGCAATCTGATACCAACCATTAGATGGCTTGATAACGTGACCACTTTCAAGTGCAATGTCTAGCAGACCAGACCACTTGCTGATACCACCTTCGAAGGTAACTTCGATAGGAATCTTGGACTTCTCACGGACGTAGCGAGACTTTTCAACGTTGATGATAAAGTTATAACCAACAATCTCGGTACCCTGCTTCTCTTGCTGGCGACCGATGATAAAGATATTGTCGGCCGAGTAGTAGATGCCAGTACCACCAGAGACGATTGCCTTCGGGAACATACCAATTTCCATGTAAGTATGATTGACAACTACCATGGGGAGATCCTTGATGGTAAGATGTGGCGTAACCATACGGAATAGGGACTTCATCTGTTTTGCACGGGTCATATCTGCAACGGACTTACCGTCGAGTGCATCATCAACTTCTTTCTTAGAAGCAAGGTTACCAACAGAGTCAACAATGATCATGACGTTATCTTTACGTTCAATCTCATTAATCTGCTTCATAACATCGTGCTTCAACTGTTCAATATCAGTGATGGGTGTATGAATAACCTTACCTGTATCGATGCCAAAGTTTTCGAAGTAAGACTGTGGCGCACCAAACTCTGAGTCATAGAACAGAATGATACCATCAGGATACTTGGTCTGGAAACTCTTAGCCAACATCATGGCAAAGGCAGTCTTGAAGTGCTTCGATGGACCAGCAAAGACAGTCAGACCAGGAGTCAAACCACCATCTAGCTTACCAGACAGAGCCACGTTCAAAGCTGGCACTGGGGTCTGGATCAGATCCTTGGTGCTAAACAGCTTACTTTCGGATAGCACATTCGTTTCTTTAATTGTGCTGTTCTTCTTCAATTTATCTAGTAGCGCATTCATGCGAATAGGTCCTCCAATGTTGCTTTAGGTTCGGTCGACCAGCCTAGGCCACCGACGATCATGTTAAGTGGGTCAAGAAATGCTTTCTGGAACATCATCTTATAATCGATATACTTATGAATGTCAAGTTCTTTTGGCATAGTTCCAAGAAAAGCGATACAATTTTCACGAATGGTATTTGGCTCTTTGAGATACAAGAACTTGATCTTTTCACCCTCTTGAATAAGTTCATACTTCTTATCAAGATTGTTCTTTGAGATTAGGTGATTATACATCAAGGCACCACGAACATGCATCGGTGTACCTTTAGCATAAATGTCCGACGTTGATGTATACTTCTGTAGTCCATTTACGCCACGCGGAAATGCAATCTCTTCGGGTGAAAGTTTGTTGAAGTTCTCACGGGTAACTTCGATGAACTTCTGTAGCGTTGCCTCGTCGGAAGTCAGGCAGAGTCTGACGGCTTCTTTGAGGGTTTCGCGAACGGGCGCAGGCGTCGATGACCTAACGATTTCGAGGCCCATGACCTTGAGTTTTGGATCTTTGTAACGGACGCCTTCGTTGTCATAGACATTAAGTGCATACCGTTTCTTTGCAACCCAGATGCCACGTTCCGCAATCGCTTCACGTTTGAAGATGATTTTCTTTTGAAATGCATTCGTGTAGTCCGCAAGTCCATCGCAACTCTTGTTGATCGCCTCTGTGATTTTCTCTTCGCAGATTTTATCGAGAACGCCAATGAGTTTATCGCGGTCCATATCAGGATAAAACTTACTAACAAGAGGCTCCAGGGAAATATAGCAAGAGTCAGTATCAGAGTAGAAAGAGTAGTCATGGTTCTCGGTACCTACAACCTTATTGAGATAAGCATTTAGAGCATTGCCAACCTCTTGAATAATATACTGACCAGTCATGGTGATACCCTCAGCGATGCGAGTATCATAGTAACGGAAGTATTCATTACCCATGGCACCGAAGAGAGAGTTCAACTGAATCTTTCTTGCCATCTGGAAGTTATTATACTTAGAGATATCGTTCTTTAGTTTTTCATTCTTAGTGGCTTCGTATTCTTTCTGAGCCGCAATCATCAACTTCTTGTAACGCTGGCGGTCACCAAAGAACTTCTCAACAATCT